ATCCATCAACAGTATTTTCATCTACATAATTGTCGTATCTTATATAGTTAGCAGATGTGTGACCTGCGTCATCATATACTGTGGGTTGCAAACCTGTTTGTGTTATATTTGCTATTGATGCAATGTCATAAACGCTATAGTTTATATCATCCTGTAATTCAATGGGGTACACTCCAGCACTTTCGTTAGGATAAAGTCCCCACACAATGCCAGAGTTTTCAATATTTGATAATGCTACCATACGTCTATCGTTGGCGTCAGTTGGATTAATATAAAAACAAACTCCAACTACAGTCTTTCCAGAAGTAGTAGGACCATAAGTTCCATCATAAAACACATAATCTCCAAGGTGAGCACGTCTAGGGTATAAACCAATATCCCATGATGCTTCAAGCACTTCACCATTTGTTTTTGTAACATAACATCTTAAAGTCGCTTGTGGAGCTAAAGTATCTTCATCTCCTAATTGAGAAACATTTATAACACAATAATCTTTTGACGTATTGACTATTTTTGCATATAAGTTGGTGTCTAATGACCAGCGAATACTAACCACATCATTACCATTAGCGGTATTCGGCTTACAATAAAAAGTGTGTTCACCTGTAGAATAAATGTATTGGCTTCCTTTGATTTCTATAGCCGCAATAGGAGTTGAGTAGTAAGTAATATGAAGAGTGTTGTTTTCATCATCTACATTCCCCCAATGATACAACCAATCAATTTTATTATTAAAATTAGGTCGGTTGGTGGTATTATTTATTACTGCTATTTTTCCAGATACACTGCTGTCTGTAATAGAAGCCAAATAGTTAATCATATAGAGAGAAACCTCGGTCCAGTTTATACTTGCTAACTTTAAATAATTCAACGGGGCGTTACCTGTAAAGCATAAATTAAATATGGTACGCGAATCTGCAATTCCTGCGCCAATTGATAGGCTTTGCATTCGGTCAGCTCCTTCCAAAGTGATAGTTCTCAAATTAGGTTGTTGATCTAAAGACAAAGATGTTAGAGTTCCAGGAAGATGAACTTCTTCTAAATATTCGGTAGCTGGAAGAACAACGGAAGATAACATTGTTCCTACTAAGTTCAACATTCTAAGTTTAAGCAAAATGGACAAATCTAATCCACCTACTAAGCTAGCTACACGTTTCAATACTAATTCTTGCAACAAGGGGGCGGTAATTGTCATACCAGTAGGACGGAATTCGACTACCTCATTTCCATCTACATGAAAAGTTGTAAGACGAGCACCGCTTAAATTGAATGTTTCTCCTAAACTTTTATCTGTAAAGTCACCAATAGAACGCATATAATCAATACCGTTTAAAAAGATATTGGTATTACCGTCTGAAGTTCCAACATTAACATCGTATGTTTCTCCAGCTTTAATACGTGGAGACAGTGCGTTACCAACCCCATAAGATAATGTCGAACCTATAGCAAATGAGGGGTACAACCAAATATGTGGTACTATAGAAAATTTAAATTGTGGACGTGTACCATCTGTTTTTATTATAGACCGGAAGTTTAATGAACCTGCTGAACCTTCACCGTCACGCCTTCCAAAGTCTCCAAAAGCTGCGTAAGAAGATATGTAAGTAAGTCTGCGTGCAACCCATTGCATTTCCGCTTGTAATCCATCTCCTAAACTTTGTGTTATGGGGTCTGTACCATTTGTATATTTATTTTCCGGGTCTGAACTCACATAGGCGGTTCTGGCACGCTCATATACAAGACGGGCCACCTCATTGTAAGCAACAGCTGGGAAATAACGTTGTACGTAAAAATAATATTTTTCCATACAGCCCATTAAAGTTCCATCATCGCTTAGTTTAAGCATTGCTTGTAATATAGAGCGCATATTGGTACGCAATTCATCTGGAAAGGCATTTTCCATTTGGTTAAATAGTGCATTTCCTTCGCTATTCCAATAAAAACCTCCATCATTGTTTTTATCATGTTCTTCTACATAGTAAGGTTTTTCTCTTTGTCCTACATTGTTTACAGGAAATATAGTGTCTAAGTCATCTTGGTGCCAACCAATCAAATGAGTTTTTGGATCAACATAGAAATATATATTTTTCCCTCTGTTATCACTGGCTGCAATTAACTTACAAAAATTCATAGCAAAATGTGTTTCTGTAAGATTAAAGTATTTTCCTGCATCAGCCTTAAACAATGCTATTCTAGCCGTTTTGAACGATAAGTTAATTGCATCCCAATCTGTACCACTAGCAATATTCCCGCATTGTTCGTTGATATTTACAGTCGAATACCTTCCACTTTCAATCTTTTCAGTGCCTGCACCCACCCAAGTAGAAGTAATGAAATCATACCTAAATAAATCGAACTGTGCATTGGTATGTCCTGCTTTAGTCAACCAATAATGCTTGGAGGTATCAAGATTTTCTGCTGCATTTAAATCTTCAACGGTACCATTAAAATAATCTATATTATCATAATGCTTAAAGACAAAGTTAAATCCATTTTTGATAGGACCGATCTTATTGGTGTCTCCAAAGACCAGACTCATTTGCTTTTCACCGTTATACATCCAATCTTCTTCACCTTCTAAAGTAACATCTTCATCAATCCAGGGTACGCGGCACATCACCAAAGCACGGTCATTATCAGCTCCTTCCAGACATACATAATCTGGAAATTTTGTTTTGTCGTATCCGAATGTCGGTTTGTCTCCCTTACCTGGTCCAAAAGTCATAAAAGATTTAAATTGTGGTTCGGAATTCTCATCTTCTTGTACAAAGAACAAAAATGGTTTTTGAAGTACAGCTACACGACAATTTTCAAAACCTTCTGTATTGGTAATGGAATTACCACCACATACAGCTTTAAATAAATCATTAAATAGAGCTGTAGAACCTATTTTATGGCTTTGTGCAGAACTTGCAAAATTTACTTTTCCCACCAATTTAAGTGCTCCAGGTACATCGTTAGTTAACTGATAACATTTACCACGATTTACTCCATTTTCATCAACCCAATATCCATCTTCATTGAAGCTCCATTGTCCATTCCACCACCAATACAACATGGATGAGGTTCCTTGACCTTTTTCGTTCATGTCGTACAATGTTCCACTATTCTCCGGTTCTCCAGGGATATGGATAATTAAAGTTCCGTTGAATTTGTCCTTTTTAGTATTGCCATAAGTAGCATATTTACCTTTCCAAAGAATAACATTGTATTTTTCATAAGCAAGATCGTAGCTGATAGTGTTACCATCAAGAATATTATTAGAATCGCGGAATGCTATTTTTTCTTCACTATTATCTAAGGATGCCATATAGTTTTGGCGCACATCATTAGCTGTGAGTGCTTTCTTATACACCTTAATACTGTAAATGTCAATGTCGGCTCCAGAACTACCAATACGGATGCCTTGTGATGTTTGCTTTCCGTCTACATATTGTACGAAAGTGTCGTCTGTTGCATAGTTGATTTCACGGTTAATAATTCCATTTAAGAAAATGCGGCAATAGTTTTGTCCGGTGCTAGATAAGTTATACAATAAATTAACCGCGATTTTAGTACGTACACCTTCATTGTAGCCGACATCTTGATTTTTACGGGTTACTTTAGATTGGGTCATGAAACAGGCATCAATAGGTTTCATTTCCCAACCTAGCGGATTATTATCTTTTGTGTAAGAACACATGCGTAATATCGGTTCGTCTTCGTTGGTTACATTGCGAATAGCATAGTCTATTTCAAATGTAAGAGAACCTGTTTTTTGAGCTTGGATAAAGTCGGAGAACGTCTCATAATCAATTGCTATGTTTCTTCCACTAGGAACACGCAAACATTTGATCCCATTATCGTCTTCAACCCAACCATCACTAATAAAACCAAAATTTTCAAAGGTCGCGGGAACATTCTCGCCTGAAACTGTATTAATAATAGTATCTGGGTGGGTTTCTGTATTACTACGTAGTTTTGGATTGATAATTAAATCGGCACCATCAGTCGGGGCAAAATTTTGGGAGTTATCTACATTAAAACTAATACGATCACGCAAATATTTTTCTCCAGTGCTAAATAACATATAAGCACTGAAATTCGTTTCTTTACTTTCGATTTCTATCATATTGCCAAATGTGTAAACCACACCATTTTGGGCTTGCTGTTCAGTGTAAGACAGATAATTCTCAACCTCTTGAATGTCTGTTAATTTAAAAGTAACAGGTAATACATCTGAACCTGGGTTATATATTGCCCATTGGAAAAATTGAACGGATGTCCAGTTTACAAGAGACTCGACTATCTTGTTCAACATGATATATGGAGTTTTATTGTCAGGATCTGAAACTACCATAACCTGTGAAACAATGTGTTCACTTTCCACATCTGTGCCGTCTACAGATAACCAAGCCTCAATTTCATGTACTCCATGAGACATAACTTTAACAGAATCCCCTTCAGTGTCAGTTACGTCAAACTGGTTTGGAGTTTCTGTGTACTCAACTTTACCAACAGCATATTGAACAGAACGTACACCGCCTTCACCACTGATTTTTAAATTTAGTGTTTTGGCTACAGCACCGGTATATGTATATAACAAAGACATAGCGGCACCAGTAATAGGCTGCTGCCACTCATTTCGGAACGTAAGTTTCAATTCTGTTTTTGTAACACTTTGGAACACTACATAAGTTGTGGTGCTTTGTGTTTGGTCTCCGGTTACAATGATACGTAATTGACAGGTTCCGCTGTTAAGTAATCCACTAATATCTACATCTGTATAAGTATCACTGTCAGCTTCTACACTCTTAATTGCCATTGTGCCAATTGTACGCCATGAATCAGAAGCGGAAGAACGCCTTTGAATAGTCATCGTACCGTCTTCATAGGTATTTGCATATTTCCCAGTAACAGGATTGTATGTTTGGGAAGTAAAACGCATTTTTAGAACTACACTACCATCAATGCTTACATAATTTGTTTGATTACTGGCTGTAGTTAATTCTACAATATTCATTACCCCCTGTTCGTCACTAATAGGGATAGTAACATCAAGCAATTTTAGTGCTTGATTCTCATCAGGGTCAGCAAGCCATTCATTGTATGTGTTTTTATTAGCAAATGCTCGAATATGATAAAACCCATCCGGATCTTTTGTCATAGGAGGAATATGACCAATCTTATTGTTTTCATGGTCTTGCAAATAGCTCTTTATAAACTTTTGCACAGCCTCCCCAGAGTAGGGGAGAAGATTCGTTTCATCAGGTGCTGCGGGGATGGTATTGTTTTTATTGCCACCCCAATCCTCTGTAAACTTGCCAACAGGAATTTCGTCAGTTCTGAATTTCTTAGCCATAATTAATTATTTTTTTGTAAAGCGTAATTTAAAAATTTGTTAGTTTTTCCAGCCTTCATCATTTTTCCAAGGAGATGAGTTAATCCAGAAACCAGATCCAAAGCAAGAGCGTATAGATTGCCAAACTAATTTTGCCCCTATGTAAACTGCGGTAACTATTTTGTTACCAACTCTTATTTGACTGACATCTTTGCCATTTATCTGTATCATTCTTCAAGTATGAAATAAACGGTATTTTCTTCTTTGGATTCAATTTGTTCAAATGCCTCTTCATTCTCAACTACATCAAATGAAAGGTTGCCTACTTGTTTTTTCATGGTAAAAGTGTCATTTGAGTTGTTGTTTACGGCATTTATCAATTGATTAAATTCGTGAGCTGTTAAACGTCCACGGTTATTAGTTCCATTGTTTTCTTGCTTATTATTAAAATCAAGCAGGTTAGGGGATTGCTCTTGTTCTGCCGCCATACTTAAAATATTAAAGGGAATTCATACGGGAACATGTTACCGTTTAGAAGTTCACACATAAAACAGTCTTGTCCTGAAATTCCATAATTTAACGTGATACTTTGTTTAGATCTGTCAATTTCTTGTTGTACTATATTGCCTTCATTATCTCTTTGCTCTTTCCACCAATCAGTCACTTCATTTTCCATATCAGGAAGATGATACCTAGTCCACTTGAATATGTAGTTTTTAGCTACATAATCCGGATCAACTAGTTTACCTTGATAATAGACGTTAGCAGTTAAAACAGTTTGACAACTATTGTTTTTATATGAAACTCCTTGACTGGAAGTAATTTCAAGTGAATAACCTACTATATATTGTTTCCGTATTGTGAATGTGGCGGAATACTCTTCATCACTAAATTTTACGATACAACGAACTGTTAGCGAGTTACCATTATCCCAATAAGGTTCAAAAGGCCATATTGTTAATGTCTTTCCATTTTCTCCTTCAAACGGTATATAATCATATCCTTGTAAATAATACCATTGTCGTTGACTGGAAGTAGACTGTAGATTCTCTTCTTCCAGCGTTAAGGTAATGTCTGCCGGATTAGTAACAGGATCGGCTCCTGTTAAGTCTCCTAAAAGAGTAAAGGTATCAGTTCCAACAATACGAATAGACTTACTAACTAATTCGTCTTTTACAGACTGGTCAAGGTTATCCCAAGTCATTGTCACATTTTTGCCAAATGTTACATCGCCATTTTTATTCCATTTAATATTTTTATTGGCAAAATGACCAGAACCATCTGTTTTGATTAATACAGAATTACTACGAGTACCAATACTGCCTTCTCCGTCAAAATTTAATTGAAGCAATGGGTTCTGGATGGTCCCACCAATGCCACCACGATTAAACCAAGCTCCATAATCCTCTGTGTAATTAAGTATAGTGTCAGTAGGTTGGTATTGTGTGACTAGTTCTCCTGTATGGGGGATAAAACGAAGCGTTAAAATAGAGTAGGAACGAAAATGAATTGAACCCCCTTTGCTTCAATAGGTTACGAATAGAGTAGGAGAGGGGCACAAAAAAACGAAGCGTTTACACGGCTTTACATGGGCTTTATATTCGATAGGGAATATGGATGCTTAAAGTTGTCTGAGGTTTACATTTGGATGCTCTAATAAAAGAATTTTGATAGTTGGCAGTGGAGTAGGGGAGTGGTCTATGGTTGGCCACTTTTTTTGTTCTCTATTTTTGAATTTCATATATAAAATATTCCATATAGTTATTATTTGGTATATTTGCAGTATAATATTATTAAGCTATGGCAAAAGTTATTCATGTTCATTTAGTAGGAAAACGTCGCGATTATTATTTTGCAAGTATTTCAGCCGTATATAATGTACTGACTGAAGAAGAAGTCGGAGTAAAGAAGAGTTATTTACTTCATGCCGGATTATCAGGTAATGGCACAATAACTACTAAAACCGCTATAATCAAGCAATCTACACTCATTCGGGGTAAACGTAAGGCTTGAAAGGGAAGTGGCTATGTGGGCACTAAAATAGCATGATAGGAACTTTTTCATAAAGATGTAATAGGGGAGGCCATGTGTCTCCCCTATTTTATACCTTTTCAAGTCGTTTTTTATCTTTAGGGTTACACTTAGGGTTACAGTTTAGGGTTACACTTTTCAATAGTTTAGGGTTACATTTAGGGTTACATTTTGCCGTTTTAGGAGTGGAGTACAGCTATCCTAAACGGCAATAATATGTTTGTTTTTGGCTTGTTTATAGGTTATATATAGGGTAAAAAGCCACTTGTAATAAACAATATACATTATTATATGAGTTGTAATCGCCCTATTTATAGCCTTTTATATGTATATACGTATATTTGTATCCCTCAAACTGTGTGCGTGTATGATTTAGAGGTTATTCAAGTCCGACGGAACCGACAACAAGTGCAATACCGGTTATCTCTTCTAATGGGATATTGAAAGGTGGATATTCTTTGTTATCGGATACTGCTTTTAAGCATCCTTCGTTATCTCCTGGCATAAGCCTCTTTACGAGTATGCCCTGTTCGCGAGTTGCAATGACATGGCATTTATTCCACTGAATAAATTGGCTGTTATGGAGAATAGAGCAGGCTATAACATCACCCGGATTGAAATGAGGGTGCATAGATAAACCAGTAACTTCAATCATAAAATCAACTTTACAGTATTTAAACTTTGGAATAACATAGTATTCTTTCACATCCTCTTTCAGTATGGAAAAATCAGCACTCCCAAAACCGGCTGCTGCCATCGGGCTTACAAGTGGGATTCGTTTAAGGCCGGTTTGAGTGGCTTCCGCATACGGTATTGCTTTATTATTGCTTTCGTAGCTACCCTCCTCTCCTATTTTTTCACCTTGTGGCGAAATCTTTTGTTTTTTTTGTTCGCCATTTCCAAGTAACAACCATTCCAAACTTATATCTGGAAAAGTTTGCGTGAATTTGGCTAAAGTATCTTCTGTAATACCTGTTTTACTTTCTAATGTTCCTCTTGAAATATTAGTTTTTGCATAAAATTCTCTTTTGCTAATTCCAAGTTCATCAACGAATTGCAAAATTCTCTGTTTTACTGGCGAAATATTTTGTTCTTTTTCTTGCATAATGGCGAAATCTTTTGTTTCTTTGCAGCGTGTTAAAGATATTAACGGCGGCCAAATATACGAAAAGGCCGCGAGATTAAATAATTTTAAGGACTAAAGAATATGAAAGCAAGATTTGAGAAAGGTCAAGAGGTTAGAGTTACAAAGTTGAATGGTGAAACCGTTGATGGTGTTATCAAGGATTGGGACTACAACTGTTGCACTTTTGAAGCGCAGTATGATGTTGATTATATAAAATCCGGAAATGTATGGACTATGATATGTGTACCGGAGGATTGTATCGAATTAATTTAAAATGGATTGTGATATGAAAAAGCAGATTTT